GACCTTTTCTCTAATTTTATAGAGTCGATCAGCCCGTTCTGCTAGCTCATCGCGCTGTAGTTTTATTTCTCTGCATTCTGTAGCATATTTATCATATACAGGGAGTTTAGCCTTATAGAATCTTGTTATTTGCTTAAACCCATCATCAACTATTTCTAAACAATCGGTATTAGGATTTCTAGTTCTACCAAGAGTTTGTTTAGCTAATATATCAGACTTGAATGGTTCAGCTAATATTATAGTCGCTCTTAGATCTTTTATATCTAATGCAGCTCCAGCAGATTTTGTAGTAGAAAGGATAATTCTCTTATTTAACTGCTCTTGCTTAATCTCTTTAGGAATAACGCTAGTATATACACCAACATCCCCTCTAAACTCAGGGTAGTTTTCTTCTATCCAGTCTTTGACTATCTCTATAGCAGAATTTGTTCCTATATAGACTAAGACCTTACCATGCATATTGAATATCTTGTCCATAACTATATACATCATATCATAGAATGCATTACAGCATACTATATGATTTACATATGCATTTCTATCTAACCCATAAGCATTATTAGCGCAAGCCCTCATATCCTGTGGGCTAGGCCTACTATTAAATCTAATAGCAGTATATCTTGTATGAGGATCTTCATCTTCATTGAATAGATTTATATCCGGGATATTCTTAAAGTATAATTGATATATGAAGTTCTCTATACGATCACTTCTACCAGGCGTGGCAGTTAGATATATAGTCTTCTTAGTATTGGTATTGAAATCAATCAAAGCTATATTGTCGAAGTTCAAATGGGCCTCATCATATATCTTTAAGAATATATTAAGTTTCTTAAACAGCTCACTTACTTTATCCCATCCATGCATAGATGCAAAGTTGTTTATGGTAGAGTGAGTCATTAAGAATACTGTATATTTAGATACATCAATAATATCATTCATTATCTTATGTATAGTAGGAGACCCTGATATGGTTAATACATCAGACTTCTCATTCAAATTAGTATATTCACCGACACAATTCTTCCATTGCTCTAACCATCCGGTTGTACTAGCTATAACTAAAGTTCTAGCGGACCAAAATGACATAGCTGCTATAGATACATAAGTCTTACCTTTACCTGTAGGAAGATTTACAGATAGTTGTCCAGCATTTACATTATCGGAGTATTGACCTCTACCGAGAATGAAAGTAAGAGCCTCTTTCTGTACATCATCTCTAGGAAGATATTTTATCTTTATATCAGGACCTTGGATATAAGGATCACTACTAAAATCTTTAGATATACTTGTATCGCAATCTAAATATCTTTGTATAAGATTTATATCTAGTCCTCTGGGGAGAAATAATAACTTTCTCTCTTCGTCATACTTCATTGCTTTATATGATTCAGAGAAAGTTATTCTATCAAATATTTTAAAATAAGATTCCAATTTAGGAGAATCACCAAGTTCATAGTTAGTTATAACTATAGATGAGTTCCTTAAGATTATCTTCTTTTCCATAATCTCACCAAAAAAATAAGAGGCGTATTGTTTAATAATACACCTCCGTATTATTACCAATTTCCTATAATAGCTTGCTGTAATCTCATCTCATTACCATCAGATTCTTCTACTCGTACATTACGAGTCATCTTCTGCGGTTGCTCTAAGAAGAAATAGTCTGTTGCAGATGGTTTATATTTCTTGAATGATCTAGGATTCTTGAATGTACTAGATATATTCTCGAATGATAAAGTTCTTGTTATAGATGGACCATCTGAAATTGATTTCTTTATTGGAAGGAATTGATGCAATGCATTAGGTCTCTTCCAATTAGGTGTCTTCATGCTATCTTCAACATCTCTAATTTGATTTGATAATAAAATTTCGAGATGAGTAGAATGAATAGAAATTCCACCATCAAGTAAAGCATTAGCTAAATCATTAACGATTCCATTTTTATCATAGGATGAAGTTATTTCAGCCTTATCCATGATATCTTTACTAGAGTTAAGAGTTTTGGAATATTCATTATTGATAATAGGAATGTAGAATAATGTAGGGTCATCCAATTTAGCGATATCGCTAATCGGAATTGTTATAACTCCATCATCATTATATTTTTTCTTATTGGCTAGATTTAAGAAATCTTTTGCCATATAGAACTTGCTAACTTCTTCAGAGTTGATATCGTATTCAATACCATCTTTAATTAGAGTGAAGCTGCTCAAGTAATCATTGTAACCTATATTTAATTCAGCATTTTCTGGATCTACGTCATCTTCGTTCTCTCTGCATATATCTTCTTCGTTGAATTTTATAAATTTTCCAGCATAGGAGAATTCATCATTAACTCTAATAGCCTCATCATCTTTGATGAAGAAGTCATAGAATACTGCAATGAATACTATCTTAACTATATCTGTAACAAGAAGATGTTTTGCAGACAACTGACGTTGTGTGAACTGAGATGTTAGTATCTCTGCTGCGATTTTTCCGATATTAATATTGCTAAGAACTTTGTATAGTGTACCACAGCAATGGCTACATATACCTCTGCCCTCAGCAGCTGATTGACAAGTTATTGGGGAACGTAGATAAATAGTTTTCCCTATTAGATGTCTATCAGTTTCTTTGATTGGATCCATATCGAATCCGTCTGGTCGCATTCTATATATACGTCCAGTATGATTTTTTAATGTCCTAAAGTCCTTTATATATCTTTCTATAAAGTTTACACTAAGACAAACATAATCAGGATCTGGATTTAAGAATGATCCTTGATTGTTTAAACCCATCCGTCGAGCATATGCTCCAGACGTGCCTACATTTAGTTTGGCTTGTATCTGTGCAGTTCTACCGGCAGATGTTTCGATATAGTAATCTATATATCTTAATAGACCACCATTTAGGAAGTTTGGAACTATGGCATGTGGGAATACCCCTCCAGCACCATCTGGTTTAGTTCCTATAGAAACAGCATACTCTTTATACTGTTTAGTATTAATACTTTCATTGGCTTTGAAGTTATTGGTAAAGCTATGATCATGACCTAAATACTTTTTAGAATTCTTGATTATCTCTATTACCTTTTTGGTTGCATCTAAGCCAACTTTATTGACATTCTCCAGCTCTACATTAGTAAAGTCTGGATTAATTAATTCTTCAAATTCTGGGCACAGTTCTGCAAGTAATGCATCATCTTGTATATTGATAGTATTACACAGAACTGGCGAGAATTTATCTATTATGGAAAGATAGTGTAGAGCATCTGCAATAGCTCTATTCTTCTCTTTCAAATCCATATCGATTTTTAGATCATTTATAAAATAATTATCGATATAATTCTTTACATCATCAGCAGTGAATCCCTCTGATAAATGTATATGTTTGGGCTGTATTTTATTTCCACTTTTTATTACAAAGTTCCACAATGCTAGATTAGCCCAATAATCTGATATCGTAAGCTTTATAACTTTGTCTCCAAATTTCAGTCTAACTTTTATGCGTAGTACATCTAAATCATCTACGCCATCTAATAAAATATTATGTATTGAGTAAAAGTGATTCTGCCAATTCACTGCAGTTATATCCTTATTTACATCAATACAAAAGTTACTATCCTCCTTTAGCAACTGCACATAAATTCCGTAATTTTGATAATTAGTAACGCTATCAAACATCAGTGTTACTCCTTTCTTAAATTACTATTACGGGGTTATAATATATATTTATATGTGAAACTAGTAGTTAAAAATAATATACGGTACATGACTTCTAAGAGCCATGTACCGTAAGTTATTATTTTTTAGGAACTGGAAGATGTTTGGATTTGCCAGCAGTTTTAATGTATTCTTGTTGGGATTTACGAGCAACACGATTTGCTTGGCTACCATATTTTTGAACGATTTGTTTTACCAATGCGCGTTCAATAACACGGTTTTTAACAAGTTTAGTCCATAATGGATCTTTACGCTCTTTAGCGATTTGGAATGCTGCCATTTTTTGACGACGAGCAATATCATCAGCTTTGCTTAAGCGTACTAAAGTTTTACGGCTGATTACTTGTTTCTCTAAAAGTAATTTAGCCTCATCAGATTCAACGAATGCTTGACGTTCGCTTTCAGGTAAAGTAGATGCTTCTGCATAAATGAAAGCTTCTAAAAGTGCGTTAGGGTTGCGAAGTTCTTCGCCAACTCCTAGAGATGTAGTTTGAGCGGATTCACCAAAAAACATTTCTAATCCTCCTTTTAAATCTATCGATATATTTAAAAACGTAGAAACCGTTTTATTAACTAAATGTTTAGCTCATTAGCAATAGATATATGAAAAAATACCTATAGGTGGACATATAAATATAATTCGTATTTTGAAAGGAGAATCTAATATGAGTAATTTGATTAGTATTGAAAAATATAGAGAGGTTGCTAGAAAACATCTTCTATATAATTTCCCTACATTGACTGAATATGAGATTGATATAGCATTAGACCATATACTAGAAAAGAAACTAGATAATAGAAATTGTAATCTTCATAATAACTATAAAGAAAGTTTAATCGAAACGACTGTTGGAGATATTAGTAACTATATCCATAATAAGACTCCTATACTTGTAGCTAATGGGTGTTTATTTAATCAATATACTGAAGAGCTTACTCCATTATATAAACTGATAACTTCCTTTACTGAGAATAGATCTAAGTACAAAAAAGAGATGTTCAAATATGAGAAAGGAACTGAAAAGTTCAATAGATATAATATGCTTCAGATGTTAGCTAAGCGTGATAATAATGCACTCTATGGTGTTATCGGTAACTATAGCAGTGCTATCTATAATATCTATGTCGCTACAGGTATTACTAGAACTGGTAGATCTTTGATTAGTCATGCTATTACTTTCTTTGAATCTATCTTCACCAATAATGTCAAGTTTAATAATATCAATGAGGCTATTACTTTTATTGATAGAGTATCAGATGAGCTATATCCATATAGTGCAAACATAGATTCTGATATTCCATTAGAAGATGTTTTCTATAAGATAATGGCTACATTTGATGAGACTAAAGTGGATCTATACGAATGTGCTAATATTATATGGCCTATTCTATTGCATCAAACCAGTCATACTCTAAATCAGCTATATTATAAAAATAACTTACTTCAATTCTGTAATGAGTCTGCTGTAAGAAATATAATTATAGATATCTTATATTCATTGGACGATATCTTTATTGATCCAAATTATCCACCTGAAAATGTAAAAGATAAGCTGGATGAACTTTATACGATATTTAAAGAGTGGTGCTATATGAGATATATAGTTGTAGATAAGATCGATAGATCTGCAACTATGAGACGTGATATCAGTATCATTACAGATACAGATTCTACTATGCCATCATTCAATGGGTGGTATACTACAGTATTGAATGACATTCTACCATTAGCAGATAAATCTAAGATTAAGTTACTTAATGGAGATGATATAGAGCCAGAATATGTAAAAGATAGAATATATAATCTTCATACTGGAGAAATTGAAGAACGAGATCTAAATATAGCAGTAACAACTAAGAATGATCCATTACGCTATAGTATCATCAATATCTTATCCTATATTACGGGACTATTATTGAAAGACCATTTTGACTTGATCTCTGAGAATTATAATACTAAGAGTCAATATAAAGAATGTCTTATTGCTATGAAGAATGAGTTCTTATTTAGTAGAGCTTTATTAACTGGCGGTAAAAAGAACTATGCGTCTAAGCAAGTATTGCAAGAAGGTAACTTAGTTCCTAAAGATAAGATGCTTGATGTTAAAGGTCTTCCTATAACTAAGTCTACTCTAAAGGAAAAGACAAGAGAAGAACTCAAGTCCATACTATTCAATAAAGTACTGAATGTGGATAAAGTTAATCAGATGGATGTCATTCAATCTATAGCCAGAGTTGAGTATGACATAGTAGAGTCTATCAAATCTGGTTCTAAAGAATACTATAAGCCTACACAGATTAAGTCTTATACTAACTACGATAACCCAATGAGAATTCAGGGTATCAAAGGAGCTATAGCATATAATGCCCTTAAAGATGATGATGTAGAGGCTATTGACTTATCTAAACGTAATCCTGTAGATATTGCTAAGATTGATATTAGCAGAAAGAATTTTATCAAAATCAAAGATAGCTATCCAGAAGTGTATGCTAAATTAGAGAAATTCTTTGATGAGAACTATGAAGATTTCAAAGATGAAATAACAAGTATCTCTATACCAATCGATGCAGACGTACCAAAATGGTTACTAGAGTTTATCGATTATGATACAATCGTTAATGATAATATCAAGAACTTCCCATTTGAATCTATTGGTATAACTAGATTCGAAAAGGATAGAGTCAACTATACTAACGTTATTAAATTCTAATATAACTCCCCAATGGAATTCAATTCCATTGGGGATATATTTTTAGAACGTTGGGTTAGTTAATTTAGTATCTGGTAATACTAGCGTCATTGCATATATAGCCTGTAAAGACTCTTTGGCTGATTCTACTACAGACTTTCCGCCTAAGTTAATATAATGAAGATTAGAGTTTAATTGTCCTTCTAGTTCTTTATTTGCCTCATCAGTGAATATGCCTTTGATAGTAACCATATCTCCATCATAGTCACCGCCGATTGAACTCAAATAGCAGTTACATATATTGAATGTATCAACAAATCTAGTTGATGTATCACTACCAATATCCTCTTGTCTTATTTTAGGATAGTGAGTATATACTTCATTATCTATTTTAATCTCTTCGGTTTCTATTGTACTAGATAGTCTAATCTTAGTACAGAATTCGTTATAGAATGAGTCGATAGGATAGCGAGTAATAAGAATCATTTTATCTTTGACTGCCTCATGACATGCCATATATATTACATCGCACCAAGTAAGATCTCTATCTACTATATCAGAAGAATGATACCCTGTAAATTTTAATGGTTTATATCCTTTAGTTGTAGAAACTAATACTGGTCTAAATCTATCAGAATATCCGTGGATAAATCTATCAAGCTCTTCTTTTAGAATAACATCTGAAAATTGCATTTGATAGCTTTCAGCTAATTCAAATTTTTTTATAGATTCCATAAATATAGCTTCAAATAATCTTCTCATATGGAATATTACAAATGGAAAGAAATTGGCTGCTGCTGATGCTAATGGTAGTACTGAATGGTCTAAGTCAGCTCGCATATCTTCCATATTTTCCACATTAAGCTTTGGTGCAGATAGGACTAAACGTGTAGCATAATCTGTAGTCTTAGACATATTAGCTCTACGTATAACCCCAAACTTACCAGGTAAGCCACCATTAGGATTGGTTGCAGTGCCTGTACCGAACCAATTATAAATCTCAAGTAACCCCTCCTGGACACGCCCTTCGACGGCCTTTCCAATGCTAAATCCGTAGTCTTTAGAGTCTTCTATAGATTTTACAGTTACTAGGATATTCATATAGAGTTTGTTAATATCTCCTATAGATATCTTTCCACCATCAACTTTTACATCTCTATAGAATGGTGGGATTACTATTAGTTTAGATGTAAAGAAATGCTTCTTATTTTGCTCTAAGAACTGGATGAATCTATCACGTTTAGCAGAGTCAGTTCTTCTAAATTTAAATTTGTCTAAATTCTTTATAAGAAAGTCTATACCAGTAGACCCTTTCTCATCTTCTACTATAGAACCACTCTTATCTACACTAAAAGTTCCAATACCATGAACTACAGATTTAATCTTGCTATCAACCTTAGACCATATTTTATATATTACTGGATTGATAAATTTTCGTTTTAAATCAATATACGCAAATGTATTAGCTCGCGACTCTTTAGTTATACCAAAGAGTATATTGGAAAGTAATCCATCATTTGTAGGATTCTTATTAGCATCAAATGTAACAGGATTGGTGACTTCAGGGAAGTCATTCTTCTTAATAAAATCTTCCACATCTAAAAGACTTATCTTAAGATTCTCTTCTCTAATAAGATCTGCCATAATTTCACCTCATAATAAAAATATAAGGATAGCATCTAAAATGCTATCCTTATAAGATTATAGTTTACTCATTATAATATAAATTGTATCATTAGACCCAGATACAGTAACTTCAATACGTTTATCGCAATTCTCTATAGTTAACGGTCTTCTAAAGTCATATAGAAGTCTTTCTCCTAATGAAGAATCAGTTGTCATGATAGTGTATTTAATTTTATTTGTGTCTGTATGGGCTTTAGTCACATGACTATCTAATAGACTATAAAATTTAAGAATACTATAAAGTAAACAGTTTTCTCCAAAGTAATATGTTAAGTATTCCTCATCTCCTATGCCGAACTTACAAGAAAAAGTGATCAGATCCATTAAAGTCCTCCTAGATCATTTCATTAAAATCATCTTCCAGTTTCGCATAGTCATCTCTTGTCAAATGCTGGAATCTATTTGGATCAGCATCAGTTCCGGTTATACCAGCCTGCGGATGTCCTCTATAGACTGCATTCATTAATTTATGGCGCATTGCATTGTCTTTGTTATTCTTATCTTCTTTGGCTTTTCGTTCATCAGCCGCTGCACGTCTCTCTAATACGAATTTTCGTAGAATGACTAAATCACCTATATTCATGTTTAGAGCCTCTACTATACTCAGGCGTCCTCTATACTCATAGGTGATATCGTCTATCATTCTTAGGATTCCAACATGCGAATCAACTGATGCCGTGTAAAAACCAAATCAGTAGCCGTCAATGGTTCTGCTTCAATAGAATGTCCGCATTTTGGACAAGTCGATGCAGGTAATTGATAGGACACGTCGGTTTGTTTACTATTCTCTTCAACGAATTTAGTAATTTGAACTTGAAGTTCTTTGTAGTCGTAAGCAGATAATTCAAGAAGAACTTTATAAACTCCTAATACTTTGTATTTATAAGTCTTAATGATATCGTTTTCTGCTACAGCAAACTTAATAGGAACAAGTTCTTCGTTTTCTTCATCGATATAGTAGATAGTAGAGATTACATGAGAGATATTAATAATACCTTCATATTTTTCTCTGAACTTTTCATCTAAGAAGTTTTCTTCAAATGCATAGTTATAGATGTTAGGCATAACTAAACCAAATGCATATTGATCATTAGCAACAAAGATTTCTTCTTCTACCCCAACAGGCATAGAAGTATCTTGTCCAATAATTTTTAAGCAATGGTCTTTAACTTTATCATCTCCGAATTTAACCATATCCATAATAGGTCTAATTTCAGAGAAGAAGTGTTTACACTTAGGGCAGCTGTAAGGGATAATATTTCCATCAGAGAAGTTTGCATTATAGATTGCAAAATATAAATGCTCTAAGTCACGGAAGCTAACTGTTTTTAACCATGTTTCCATAGGCACTTCACGGCACTCTGGTGCTAAGTGTTTATAGATAACTTTAAATACCGCAGTAGCTCTAGCGATAGTATTGATCGCTTGACTTTGAGGCATAATTTCATCTAGCTCAATAGCAGACAATGGGGACATGGAGATAGATACTCCAGTATTGAATAATGCCCATTGGAAGTATTTTGCTTTTTTACTTCTATTTAGAATCTTAGCAGCAGCCTCTGGGCGTTTACGTACTTTAAATCTACTGATGTCTTTCTTTTCTTTATTAAGGCCCATTTGAACTCTTAGAGTACTAGCAAATTCTGCAAAGTTCTCTTTATTACGACGATCTTCTTTAGCGCGTTCAGCTTCAATAATTTCATCGCCTAATCCTAAATCGTCAGAGAACTCTTCTAAGTCTTCAATGATATTAGATTCTTCTAATAACTCATCATCTTCATCATCAGTTTCTAAAGTAGATACTGGTGTTGTAGCAGCTAAGATTTCTCTTTCTTCATCTGTAGCATCCAAGTTAGGTTTAATAACTTCAGATTTTGCAGATTTAGGGGATACAGTCTCTTTCTCTTCTGTATTCATAATATTATTAAACTCCTCTTCTACTTCGTCTAATGGTTGATCTGGCAATGATCCAGTCTCTGTGTCAATATATTCATCTTTAAGATGTTTATCTAAGGTAGTCTCTTCCCGTTGTTTGGCTTGAGCTTTTCTAATATCTTCTACATCTTTATCACTAAGATTTGGATTTAGTTCTAAAGATGCATCATATGTGGATGTAACCACTGGATTTTCCTCCCCAGATTCTTTTCTGAGGTAGTACTCTTCTTGCATAGCTCTTACTTCTTTTACTGCAGGAGCAAATCTGCGTTCGATAGCCTCTTGAATCCCTGTATCTAGTTTATCCATAAGATCTTTTTGAGCATCTTTTGTAGGATTACTAGTTGGGAGTACAGCGGATGGATCGAACTTTTCCATTGAATTGAAATCAATAGGTTTAATCTCAGGGGGAGCTGCAACTGGTTTTGGTTCTTCTGGTGTTGCAGCAGGATTGTCTTTCTTTTCTTCTAGTAAAGAGTTTAAATCTACATATTCACTCATAATTAACTCCTATAATCTACTACTACCTTTAATCATCTCTAAAGTTATATTATCACTATCGAAATAATATGCATAGTCCACATTATTGATAGTTATAAATATCTGCATTACATTCTTATTCGGAATGAATTCTACATTCACATCAACAAGAAGTGTCGAATCTAAATAGTCTGTAATTTGATCTTTTACTCTATCTTCAAATTCTGGTTTTCTGTCAGATTGCATAAATCTAAATTTACTTATCAATCCAACTCCCATTTCTGGGGAATGCGTTATAGTTCCAGGCTCTAATAGTAATAGCCGACCAATTAATACCCCTAGTGCATTAAAGTTTTTATATATACTAGGAGTTCCATATCTATCGACATTCATGCTATATTCTTTTATAACTACGGGATCTTCTCTGGTTGCTGATATAGATAAAGTGATATCTTCAGGCATAAATAATCCCTCCTTGCTTTAGATTACTATAATTTTATACTATTTAAAATGTACCGACAGGGGCATTTTAAACATTGGAGTAATCTAAATAGTCTCCCAGGAGGTCAAAATATGTCTAAAAAAGTTAAGTGCCCTTTCTGCAATAAGAGGGACTTTAAAGAAAAAATTATATCTCATATAGATAAAGATCATGAAGATATGATTCCAGAAAATTATGATGCAGCTAGAATACTATACGATACAACTCATAAGACTTATGGCAAATGTGTAGTATGCGGAGCACCAACTGACTGGAATCCTAAGACAGAGAAATATAGTAGGCTATGCGATAAGCCATCATGTAAAGAGAGTCTAAGAAATAAATTTAAAAAGAATATGATTAAAGTATATGGTAAGACAACTCTTCTTGACGATATTGATCATCAAGAGCGTATGTTGGCTAATCGTAGTATTAGTGGCGTATATACATATAGCGATGGTACTAAATTTACTTATACTGGATCTTATGAACTAAATGCTATTAGATTCATGGATGAGGTTCTAGAGTGTAATAGTAAAGATATTATTATGCCTGGACCTACTATTGAATATAAAGATAGAAATGGTGGAACTAGAAAGTGGATAACCGATATCTATTATATCCCTTATAATCTTATCATTGAAGTTAAAGATGGTGGTAAGAATCCAAATACTAGAACTATGACTGTATATAGAGATAAGCAAATAGATAAAGAGAAATCTATTATCAAACTAGGGAGATATAATTATCTAAGACTTACAGATAATGACTTTGGCCAGCTTATGGAAATTATGGCTATATTAAAGTATGAAGAGATCAATCCTGATATAAAAAATGATAATGTAGTTATACGAATCAATGAATCTACAGATGAGACTGAGGAAGTTAAATCCTCTCAGGATCATAGTAATGATGTCGATTATGTAATGCTACATAAGAGATTAAAAGATCTAAAGATATACTTCAATAAATCCAAAGAAGAGGATGAGTCCATTTGTGAATTTATGGGAGTAGCAGGAGTTGGAGCTCCACCGCAAGGAATCAATACTGGAGTTATGATGACTCAATATACTCCACATCCTAACTCGTTTACTGGAGAAAAGGATGGATTTGGCTATGTAGGAGATGATAAGAAGTCTGCTAAGTCAAATGCTAATGATGATAATGATCGTGTGCAAATAGTAGATCGACATAAAGATATGCAAGATACATTCTATGCTATATATCGATACAAAGATGAGCCTAAAAAGAAAAAGGGTTCCGATACATTATATGAATATGTGACTGGACGTAAGTTATTGACTACTGACCAAATAGAGTATGATGATGACTTTGAAGAGGTTAATCTTTATCCTAGGGATAATGAAGGGCTATATGATACAGTTCAAAGTATAAAAGATTCTATTAAGAAAAACTATATAGGAGAACCGTATGACTATATGCCTCTATATGATTTACTAGATATAAATATGGCTAGAGTTAAACTAGAGGGTATGGATCCTAATGATATTATTATGGAAGATATGGATGGATACTTCTTCTATAATACAAAAAGTAATGTAAGAAGTAGATCATATAAGTCTATACTAGAGATGGATCAAAAGCCATATGGAAAAAGTAAAGATGACATCGGAAAAGAAGAAAGAGAATCTGAAAATAAAGATGTCGTAGATGCTAACTCCAGCGGTATGTATAAAGTACTAGATGATAAATACGATAGTCAAGAAAGCCTAGAGGATGATTGGTCTGAATATCAAAATCTTCCAGGGGAGGCTAAACGAGCAAGTGATGATATGTCTATTAGAATATTCGGGAAGACTAATTCTGATAGATATAAAGAGCTAAAATCCAAATACTTGAATACCGATATACCATATGAAGATCTAAGCTTAACAGAGGCTCTTTCTATAGCTGATATAGAGCGAGCAAAAGACTACGGTATAATTCTACATAATAAAGAATTTGAAATAGAATTTATGAGGAATTGGTCTTTATATTCCGGTATCTACTGTATCCTACCATGTGATACATATGAAGAGCTAAAAGAGCAAAAGCTTAATTTTGATTCTATGGATGAATCTCTAAGAAGATCCTCAGATAATAAGTTGCTTGAGGTATTCGGTTGTACTAATGAAACTATGTATAACTTCTTGGAGAGTACTTTTGTAGATGATGCTATGGATTATGATTATAGTTTCCCTCTAGTAGAGTATACAAAAGAAACCAGTAGCTATAGCAATTATTTAGATACACCATTCTATGATTTAGCCGAAATTGAAACATTCAGAGTTAATAAACCTTTTGGGGAATATGATAAAGAACGTGAAGAAGAGGCTACAAATTGGTTTAAGAAAATTAAATCTGGAAAATTTGATAGATTAGAGTGGATAGAAAAAGTTCGTAAACTAGCTACATTGAATCATATTCTTCCTAGCGACGAGAAGAGACAAGAATTATTAGAATATGGTTGGAATCCATATTTAGAATTCAACTCTATTAATAGAGCTAGAGCATTAGATAGATTTAAGAAAAGTATGCTAATTCTTGAACGTTCTGCTTTATTCAAACTTGGAAGTAGAAAAATAGAATTTGATGAAGAGGGCAACTTATTAATAAAGAAAGTTCTCACAGATAAGAACTATCAAGAGTTGTATAATCAGGTGCATCGTCTAGGCGAGACTTACTATAAAACAAATAACGTAGAAGGATTAAAATCAGCTTGTGCTCTTATGTGGCATATAACTCTAAGAGTTGATGATGATATCAAATTCAAACGTTATGATGAATATAATAAGAAAGAACTTAATGATATTAGAGCTAGATGCTTAAATGACTTTACTAGATATCATAAGAAGATTCTACTTCAAGATAAGACATTCAATTTTATTAACTATTATGAATCTTCTCCTATCAATAAAGACAATACAGTTATACATAAATCTACAATCAAACATACAATAGAATTGATGAAACAAGTAATAAAATTATAATGACTTTAGGTACTACATACTTAGCTATGTAGTACCTAAAACATGTCTTAATTCATATATTATAATCTTAGAAAGGAGGTAAGACTTATGATATTGAATATAGGTCAGAAACTTTGTAAGAAGGAGAATGGTAAACTGACTGGTGTATATCGCATTATATCTACTTCACATAAAGACTTCTATAAAGTTCAAACTATTATGGGAGATAAACTTGAAGTGATAGATAGATATGATATTGATGATTATATTCTACCAGAAGTTCACTGTAAGCTATTCTTGGAGAAAGTTAAATTAAAGGATGGTAGCTACGACTTGTGTGTTAATATATATAACCCATTTGAGGCTATAAACTATCCATTCTTTGCTGGAAGATTTAAATCAAATTTTAACTCTTCTGGTTCTATATGCAAGTATGAATTTGATACATTTGATGCATATAAAGAGCATTACGATGTAATGATGTATGATATTGAAGAGAAAGAATCTGCATCCACAATAGATCTATATCTTAATGATAGTATTGGATCTATTTGTAGTCTAATTAGAATGGACTATAAGATGATTGATTTTATTAAGAAATTCTCTAGTGATAATAATATTCCAGGGGTTTCTATCAATCAGCATATTGAGGCTATATTGGATAAGATGAAATTCTTATATTGGTTTCATTTTAACTTTAAAGTCTTTAAGGTTCCATTTACTGTGGATCCTAAAGCTAGTCAGCTTAGACCTGGGGATATATTTACCATAGAGGCTATATTACAAAATAAGATAGTTGACTATATGCTAATAGAGTACTATCATGATATTAGTCTATATGATATTAAAGGAAACTTCATATTTATACTAGATAATAATGATAGGACCTTTATATTTAAGTTTGTTTCTAAAGACGATCTTCCAGGTATTGTCTAAATACTTATATATACGTATATTATAAATGTGTAATAGTGTAGGTTATTATACGCACAACTACACTATGGTAATACGTATTATTTTATATTAGGAGGAGGAAAATTCATGAATTTCCAAAATCAACCTGCTCAAACTATGTCTTTGGGCGAAATCTTCGATTGCGCTACACATGGCGCAAAAAAACAAAAACAGGAAGCTGCAAAAGAGGCTTCTAAAATTAAGATTGAAATTGAGCCAGAGACATTTGAGTCTGATTATAAGACTAAAATGATCTCTACAAGTGAGATCTGTGAACTTCTTACAGAACGCTTAGGTGAAGTTTTCAAAGATTATGTGGGATGTCGAGACATCTCATATGTAAACTCCCCTGAGTTAGGAGTATTATTAGTATTTGATCCAAACTTATCTATCCATAGAGATAACTCCTCTAAAGAGGATAATCGTCTTGTGGCATTAGAGAAAGTTGGCGAGTTTGGTAAATCTGGAGATAATACTGAACTTCAAATGATTGAAACTTTTAACGGATATAGCCGCATCAAAAATTCCACTAAGAATGGTGGAATCTCTGAGGAATCTATGGGTTTCCGTTTAACAAATGAAGCTATTGAAGTTCTTCTAGATAATTTGATCGATTTCGATCTAAAGGATGGAAAAGAGCATAAGAACTTCCGTTCTAGCTTTGTTTCCTATGGCATGAGTGCTGATGGCACACATAACCAATTAATCTTAACTGGCGTTACTTTACACAATGCAGTTAAGTTTATCTTTGGCGACAAGGACTTTGATTATACAATCACTCCAGGTGCTCCAATTAATAATAGCAACTTCTCTGGTCACTTGGTAGAAGTTCGTCAAATTAAGAAATCGACTACTAAGAAGTTGATTTCTAAATATGTGAACCGTCAGGTTGTATCTGATGGGTTATTCCGTCCAATCGGAAAATAATAGCATTAGATGTGAGTCTGGGGAGCAATCTCCAGACTCATATTTTTTTATAGACAAGGAAAGAGAACAATGGAATTTAAATATGCTATTGTAGAAGGCGGAATAGATGAAGTATTCGATGAGCGTGGTAATACCGTTCTAAAGATGGCAATGACTTCATGGAATGACCGTCCAGCTAAATTAGAATTACGTAAATGGGTCATGGGCACAGATGGAGAGTTATCTCCAAATAAAGGATTCGCGTTCCTAACAGAAGAAGGTCCAACTGAATTAGTGCATAGTCTTATTAGAAATGGCTATGGTAGTAAATCAATTATAATGGATTTACTAAAAGATAGACCTGATGAAGAGGTAAAGGACGCTGAAGAGTCTGATTTTTACTATGATCCTGCAGAGTTATTAGGAGAATAGGTTTATGAATAATGGATATAGCACAGCATTGATTGCCGAGGTATATGATATCAAAGCAGCAATGCAAAAAAATAATTTCTGGTCAGATTTCGTATCTAATACAAACTTCCCTGAGTTTGAAGTGTGTAAAGATGGGAAATATCTATGGGCAGATAGTGAGGAGTACAAAGAAAGTGATGTTATGGAGATAATTAGAAAATGCTATATTCAATATAAGGATTTTCTATTACTGTCCATGACACGAAGACAGTTCAACTTTCTCATAGAAAATGTGGAGTTATTTCACAGATTCTATAAAGTAGATAACGCGGTTATGATAACCGTTATATAACGTTTTAATATTGCAAAACAAATCCCCATAGGAGTTGAACTCCTATG